CTGTGCAGTCTCTTATAAAGGGGGATGAAGCAGAGGTTGTGGTGGACTTCAAGGGTGTTTGGAATGTTGGAAATTACTCAGGCTTCTCTTGGATACTTTCAAGTTTATCGATACTTAATTAAAGTTTGTACACGTTATTTAAGTATGACTACACTCACTAGGACTGGGTACCTCATAGGTGAGGGTCCTATCCAAGAAATTAAAAAGGAATTAACGGTAAGACCTGTGGTCAATGGTGATTATGGATTTCCTCCACCACCTTTCAAAGTTTTCAGACCAACTAAGAATGGAGTCTGTGTTCCAAGATTCTACGGAACTTCTAAACTTGGAGAGCCTAGGGAAGATAGAAGACCTGAACCAGTTAGAATCAAAACCAAATTCGCTGGACAACTCAGAGATGCCACCCATCAGAATGAAGCAATGGCAGCAGCAATCAAAGCAGGTCATGGCATCCTTTCTCTACCATGTGGCTACGGCAAGACGACGGTTTCCCTGGCCATAGCTTGTAAGTTGGGATACAGGACGATGATTGTCGTACACAAACAGTTCCTGGCAGATCAGTGGCGTGAGCGGATACAACAATTTTGCCCAGGTGCCACAATCGGTGTTGTGCAACAGAACAAAAAAGAGGTCAATTGTGACTTTGTCATCGCGATGCTTCAGTCACTCTCCCTGAAAGAATACAGTTTTACAGATTTTGAAAGTGTCGGAACCCTAATTGTTGATGAGGCTCATCACATCTGTGCGAAGGTGTTCAGTCAGAGTCTCTTCAAGTTATGTCCTCGACACATCTTTGGACTTTCAGCAACTCCTGAAAGGAAAGATGGTCTCACGAAGGTGCTCCATTGGTTTATGGGTCCAACATTCTTCGCAGTTGAGAGAAAGAATCAGGGACAAGTTGAAGTGTTTCCAGTAACTTTTGATTCACCCAACTATCGAAACCCACCACCTTCTATGAGGAATGGAAAGATTTCAATGCCCAACATGATTACAGAACTCGTCGAGGACCGTCAAAGAAACAAAATGCTCGTCGAACTCGTAAAGAAGGCTTCAGCTGGAACGAGACAACTCTTAGTTCTCAGTGATCGTCGACAACACTGTGAATTCCTCCACCAATGTTTTCCCAAGACATCAGGACTTTACATGGGTGGTATGAAGGAGGCTGCTCTCCAGGAATCTTCAAAGAAGAAGATTATCTTTGCGACGTTCAGTCAGGCTCATGAAGGGTTGGACATTCCAACCCTTGATACAGTTATCTTGGCCAGTCCTAAGTCTGATATTACCCAAAGTATTGGAAGAATCATGAGAGAGACGAAGGGGAAGAAAAACGAACCTCATATCTACGATGTACACGACCCTTGGTCTGTGTTTACAGCGATGTATTACAAACGGGCAAAAATATATAGACAAGGTGGGTTTAAGATTCATGGGAAGTCTATGGATGAAAAAAAGAGTGAGTTCCCTCAGGGAAAGTGTCTGTTTTTATAATCTGAACATCTATTAAATGTCTGGTGCATTAATACAGCTCGTGTCTAAAGGTGTTCAAGATCTGTACCTCACAAGTGAAGAGGGACATTCTTTTTTCCGTATGAAGTTTGCTCGGCATACAAACTTTTCACAAGCTCCTAAATTTATCAAAACCATCAGTTCCACGGATACTTCCATAACGATCCCTGTGTTGGGTGATGTCATTAATGGGTTGTGGTTTGAAGCGACGTCTAGGACAGCCAACATCTCTTCAAACCTTTTTTACAACTCCACCATAGATCTCTTTATCGGTGGTCAAAAGGTTGATTCTCAACATTACGACTACTACAGTGACATCTGGCCAAACTATATGGCGGATACCTGGAACAAGTCTCAAGAACTCAATAACAAGACTTCGACTGCAAATCCAGCGTTCTTACCACTTCATTTCTTTTTCTGTGATCACAAGGCATTCTTACCCCTTGTCGCTCTCCAAAATCATCAAGTCGAAGTGAGAATCAACTTTGATGAAGCAAACACTGCATCCATACAGGAAATAGATAAACAGGCTAAAGTTTATGGAAACTATATTTACTTGGATAAGGATGAGCGTGAATCACTCACGAAACGGAGTATAGATTTTATCATCACACAAACGCAGCGGATTGAAAATGAACTCACGACTGTAGTAGATAACACTCAGGGCGGTGGATACAATGTCATAGACATTTCGAGCTTTAATCACCCAGTCAAGTCTCTCTTTTGGGGATTTGGTGCTCTCAGTGATGATTTCGCGAATGATCGTTTTACATTCTTAAACGCTGACATTCAAATCAATGGTACACCTCTACTCGAGAATATGTCCCCACTTTATTACCATACTGTCCAAAATTATTTCAAATCTTCCTATGGTACCAGTGAATATGTTCCCGAAACTGAAGTACTTCTTTATACACGCTACTTTGGGTACCACTTCTGCTTGAATGCTTCTGAGTACAACCCCTCTGGTTCGTGTAACTTCAGTCGTCTCGACAATGCGAAACTCATTTTACGTGGTGTAGAGAAGGGTCTCAATAGACCCGACAACCAACCCATTTTCATATACGCCGTGAACTACAATGTTCTCAGGATCAAGGATGGTTTAGCTGGAATTTTATTCGGTAACTAAAGTATATGGGTAGAACAGTTCGTTTCGACCAAATTTTCGTGTCGAGTCTTGATGCAGACCCAGTAGAACAGGATGTTTTGACATCGGTCAGAAGTATCATCACTTCTGAGATCGATGTCGATGATCTTACTGCTTCGAATAGCGTTGAAACTAAGATTCTCACCGTACCTGGGAAGATTACAGCCAATCAAACAGATTTCAAGGTGACTGGACTCAGTAATGTCGTTCGTTTGACAAGTACACAAATTGGTGTAGGTGCAATTCCTGTGAACGATTTTCAAGTTGGTACGAGCAATGTCGTGATTAACAGAAATGCTACAAACTTGATGACTGTTCGAGGTAATTTAGCCACGACAAATGTGATAGCCTCAAACATCTTACAAACCACTAACCAGAAATTTAAGGTGGATAGTATTGGGTCGAATGTCCTAACAGTGAGTGGTGATATGGTAGCAACCAACGTGAATGTAAATACAAAACTTTCAGTTGGGACATCCACAAATGTTGGATCGAATGTCGCTGTTTTCAAAAATGGTGACGTGATAATTGAGAATGGTAAGTTTAAATTGTTTGGTGATATGAATGTTTTTGGTAACGTCTTCGTCTCGGATACGACAATTTACCAAACGGTACAAAACCTCGTCGTCCAAGATCCGGTGATTCTTATGGGTAAAAATAATGGTGCGGGTACGTTCGATACAGCACTCATCATGAGTGAAGATACCAATGAAGCAAATCTCGTCTTTGGCTACGACATGTCTGAGAATGAATTTGTGTTGACACGCTCCTTTATAGGACCTGAGGATACAACGATCACCTTTGATTCAAACACCGTGAACCTTCACGTGTATGGTCAGATGTACACTGATGGAAACGTTGGTTTTTCGAATATAAATCCCGTACACACGATCGATGTAGGATCGAATGTTTACCTCGAAGATACTGGCTCAAATGTATTCCACTCGAGTGGCAATCTCTACACACAACGTCTTCTTGTGGATCCTGGGGGTTTACAAGTTGGTAGTTTGCTCACAATGAGCCCTGGAGCTGAAGTACCTGTGATCATCAATAGTAATGTTCAAATGAATGCCATACGAACGACAGGTACATCACCATCGGGTATATCGAACACATCACCCAAGGATACACTCTCGATAGGTGCCAGTATTTTTGCAAACATCAATGCTGAAAATGTTCTCACAGTTTTAGGAAATGTAGCTACAACAAATCTCGTGACGGACGTCGTTTCATCGGCATCGAGTGTCACAGTTCATGCAGACAGATATGGTGGAGACAGTACTTCCAATGTACTCACTCTCAAATCCGGTCCAACTGCTTCCAATGTAAGCTCCGTTGAGGTATATGGTGCGAGCACTTCGAGTTCTAACCAAAACATTCGGTTCAAAACAAAAAATGCAGAGCGCATGCGTATTGCATCTAACGGAAAAGTTGGTATAGCGACAACTGTACCGACCGAGACACTCACCGTCTCTGGAAATGTTCACGTATTGGGGAGTAATGCCACAGTGTATGGAAACGTCTGGAATGGAATCAGTGGGAATACATCGATGCGCATCTATTCCAATCCCGTCACGGGTGAGAACAAAGTGGAGAACATCGTCAAGAGTGGGAAGGGTCTCAACTTCTACGCGAGCACCTCGAATGTCATGGGTGCACCAAAGATGA